ATGCTTCTGTTTTCTTTACCACATACATCTTCCCTTTATTCGCTGCGGAAGGTTGCGGAAGTGTAACCGTAATAGAACCGCCAGAAGTATCACATAAAATAAGCCAATCGTCATAGGTTGCTGAATAAGGTGAATCTAAATTTGTTAAGTTTGTTATTTTACCACTGCCTAACCATGCACCTACTACGGGATAGTTTTCTACATAGACTCTATCGCCTTCAGGTACTTCAAAGTCATTACAATGAATAGTGGTAGTGTTGTCAAATTGTCCGATAAATACGCCCTCACCAGCTAAGATAGTATTGTACTTTCCGTAGTTGGTGTTATTTATACCCATCATTACCGCATCGTCACTACTACCAAAGTTATCTCCCGTATCCATACCGCCACTCGTGTTCTTAGTGTTCTTAACTTGTGGCTCTCCGTCTAAAGTATAGAAGTCAGGGTTCACAGGGTTATCAGTATCTGAACCACCTACTCCAATTCCTTTCTTATTTGGTTTACTCGGTGGGTAATAACCTGCTAAAATAAACTCGCACTTTGTCAATCCCTCTTGAGTCGGGTTAAAGTCTATGACCTTGTTAAGCCTCCAGTATTGACCCTCAAAGAAGTAAAGCGAATTGAATCGAATATTCGCAAAAGTTTGTGGATGGATTCTGAAATATCCTCTAAAGATTTTAGAGTTCTTATCTATAATCTCAGCAATTGTTTTGTAATAGTAGACGTTTACGAGGTTCTGATTGCTATAATTAAACCCTAATGGCACAACTGCTGACTGTGGCATTCCAAACGATAAATCAAACTGCATATCGTAAGGGTTATCCATGTGGGTTGTAACAGGGTAATACTCTACATTAGGATTGCTTGGTTTTGTCTCGTCATAAAAGAAGTATGTAGGTACTTGCTTAAGTCCGTTGTAGTATAATATCCTTAAGTCTGTCGTATGCTTCCCTTTGTCATCTGAGGATAAAGCAAAGAACTTATTATTCTTATTATATAACGTAGTAGACGAAAATCCAACCTCTATCTTTTTTTCACTTTTTACAAAATCGTTGTCTATCCTTAGAGTTCTATCCCCATAAATTCTACCTGTGCTTTCTTGATACTCTTTGCTCTTATAGTCTGTGCCTTGTTTGTAAGTGAATACATATGGGTTATTCTGAAGGTAACCCATCGGAACAATCTCATAAGGTTGGTCGTAGTCGAGTAAATCAGTCCAATCTATATTAGCACCATCATAAAAGTCATCACGAGGAACAAAGCGTAATTCTTTAGCTCCAGTCTGCTCAACGTATAGGTTGAACATACGAACCAAAGAAATCATAAACTCCTTTTGTGTGTGCTTGTCGTTAAAGAAAAAACTAAAATCTACATTCTCATTATATTTAATTCCTGTGTTAGATACACCATTAAAAAAATAGGTATCGGTAGCAATTGACATAGTGCCGTAAGGTATATTATCAATTACATTATTGGAATCAACATATTCGACTGTTCCTGTTTCAATCTTTATGACATCACCTGCGTCAAAATTATCTGTAAACCAAACAGGAGTATTAAATGTCCAAGATGTATCATTTGTACTCGAACCAATAAAATTAGTTTGTCGGTTTAAGTCATTTACTTTTAGAATTACTATTAAATATGGTGCTACTATTTGCGGTAATGGTGGCGATGTAGTAAAGGTGATATTTGGGCTAAAATAAAATGTATATTTACCACCTGCAGGAACGGTGTACTCATAGGTCGTATTATCATAGTTATTACCATTGTCAAAATTGCCACCCGTAGAGTCATTACTAAATGAAACAGTAAAATCGGTTGTTCCCGTTGTAAAAGTCTGACCCGTGCTTTGAGCCTGAAACAATCTATCAGTTGCTCCACTTGCAGACAACGCATCGTTTGAGTAAGGTATAATTAACCTCTTAAATCTATCAGAGGTAAAAAACGAATCATCTGTATACTTATACCCTTTAGTGCTAAATATCTTATCTACGATAGTTTTAGCATAGAGTGCAGGTGTATGGTCATCCGCCTTCCATTCGTTTACGTCAGCGTTTAATATCGTGCGTTTAGGTAGCACCTGAGTCCACACATAGCCGTTACCATACTCAAAGGATTGAGGAGAGCCGTTTACATAGATTTCATTGTCCCAAGAGTCCTTAATATTGATAATGTTACAAGTGTGGTTATACTCGCTAAAATCCAACTCATTCAGCTTTGCGTTCTCAAGGTCTGTGAATAGGTTAGCACCTTCTCCGTGAATGGTGCACTGATATTCGATACGTCCGTTGTTGTTTAGAATCTCAGTCAAGCGAATGAAACCACTTATCTGAGGCATTCCGTCAACCAATACGATACAGTCTGCTTTTTTGTTAGGGTCGAAATCAGGATTGTACTGACCGCTTCCTACAATGTCGTTAGCAACGTCAAAAATAAAGTTAAAAACCTTATTATTCTCAGCTGTTCCCGGTATGGTCAGTGTCCTTGTGAAATCTGAGCTTCTCGTCTCGGGGTTACGAATATCAGCGATTGTCTTGTTTATGCTGATTTCGAAGTCATCCGAAAGAGCGATAGGTTGCCCATTAATTAAAAGTTCTATCATAATACTTGAGCCTTGTCTATAAAGCTATGTTCTACCTCTAAGGTCAAATTAAATACTTTATCATTTATGTGGTATTTCTGCTCGTAGTCGCTTGTCCTTACGTTTATAGGAATCAGCTGAGTGTCATACATCCAAACACGAGGCGAGTTAATTAATTCCTTTAGCCATACTGCTTCTGCCTCTGTTATGAAGTCAGAGTTTAAAGTAGTGACTTGAGTCATCTCATTATAGTAGTCGCTCTTGCTATGAACCGACCTGTCAAATGTGTAAGACGTACCGCTTAATGTATAAGGGTTTTTTCTGTAGGTATTTTTTACACTCGTAAAATTGTCACGCCTAACCTTATTGAATCGGAAGGACTCAACCGCTCCGTATTTGTTCAGAAAGAATAAATCTACAGAGTTGTATTTAGAGCATCGGTTATCTATGTTAATGGTGTAAACCGCACCTATTGTATTTCCACCTGATGCCTTTGGCGTTATTGTGTATGACGTTGTACCGCTTGGGATACCGCCTGGTATATTTGCCCCAATCGGAAAGCGAGTGATGTCGTGAGTTGTGCCAGTAACTTGTGTGCTTCCGCCACCGCTATAGCTAATATCCAAATAAGCAATATTAGAGTTGTGCAAAGCGTAAAGCCAATCTTTTTGAGTTTCATGAATCCGTTTTGAGGTTAGACTTGTTAGAAAGTTAGCAGTTGAACCACTCGCCATCAGATAGTCATCTTGCGAATAGTTAATAAAGGCTAATGGATGAAGTGCAGCGTTCCAAACTGTGTTACCTGTAACGTCTGTTACGCCTGTGCTTACCTGAATGTCTGCCGTTGCTCCTGAGCTATACTCATACCCAAAGCTTAATGTGTAGTCAAAGTACGAATTAGTGCATCCGCTTGAGTTGGTATCCTCATAGTTCCAATCATAAGTCGTATAAGCACTCAGAACCTTAGAGATATTAAATACACCTTTGTCAGTAGTACCGAAGTAAGGAGGCACTTTCAAACGGCTCAATAGAGTACCGCTTGTATTCTTGACATCGCAAATAAATTTAAAATTAAAGTTGCTCGTTATTCCTGTACTGGTCTCTTCTACAACCCATAAATTATCGTTGTTAGAAGGTTGGTAAGTACCGCTGACCTGATGTGTTCCTGATAAAGCCATTTTATATAATTAACAAAAATAGAGTATTGACCTTTTTTAAAGCATTTCGTTTAGACAAGCACAAACATAAGACTCAAAGCCTTTGGATGCTGCACCCTCTAAACGCTTCATTCTTTGCTTTGTAATAGTGTTATGAAACGCTAAGGTATTTAGAAACTCAATAATTGGCATCTTTAGAATAGTGTCCCATTCTTGCCGTCTACCACCTGCAAGTCTATCTATGAGACTAAGCCATCCGAAGACATCGCCTTTGCTTTCTCCGTCTCCTCCTTCAAATAGGTTAGGGTAGCGTTTAATAATTTCGGATAGAGAGCCGAAAAAAAAAGCGCATAATTATAGAAGTTGACAATCGGTAGGCTCTTAAAGTTCTCAACCTTCCATGTGTAGTCATCCTCTATTTTGCGCCCAAAAATATTTACTCGGTACGATAAGCACCCAATAATCTCATGTAGCGCCTCAATTTTATCTTTGTTGGCTAATTCTTGCAACTCAATAAAGTGGTGAGCTGACATTTCACGAGCTGACTTAATAAGCCTAAAACGTCTGCCATTATGCTTGAATTTGAAAGTGAGGTTTTTCTGAGGAATCTCATTTAGAAACGAAAGGTCTACTTCTCTAAGTTGGTCAATAGTCCATTTGTTAATCTCCTCAATAGGTACGTCTTTGATAATTGCTATCGTGTAGGCAACCTTGCGAATAGGGTTGTCCTCGTCAAGTTGTTCGATTCTTTGAATCTTGTCTATGGTTATGTCGTTCCAGTTCATATGTCTATATTGTATTCGCTCATTCGTTCAATTAGAAAATCTTTAGCCTCGTACAACGCTTGTAAAACTTCCTGAGGCGTTTCATCAGGTGCGTACTTTGTATGTGTTCTGAGGTAGTTGTAAATATCGTGTACAACTGAATAATACTTGTGTCCGTTTAAACACATCTCTAAATCGTGTTCTTCTTCTGATGTAAATTCGATTATTGTTTTAGGCATAGAAAAATACTCCTTTCTTGTTATGTTGTTTGCAATCCCAAGCTAAAGCCAAACTCATTACAGCATCATCGTGAAGACCTTGCGGTGCAGTATATCGTACTCCCGTTCGGGTATATTCGAACTCAAAGTTACGCATTTCATCTTCTATTATCCCGTTCGGGAATCTTATTTGCGTTTGTTGAACTGCTACTACTAAGCCCTCTATAAGTTGTTGTTTAGATTGACTCGTAAATTTGAAACCTTTAATTCTTGGGTGATTTCTTTGCAGTTGTTCTACAATCGGGTCACCGACTCCAGTACTATCGACATAAGCAGGTGTATTGCCTACTACTTTAGAAACAGTCGCTAAAGTCTGAGACCAATCTTTTTGAAATCTGTCAAAGTAGCAAACCTCACCATTCTCGTTTAATCCAGTTATCACAGTCCAGTCAGTATACTTAGCCAAATCAATCCCAAATGCCACCGGTGTTCCTGATAGGTTGTTGTTTATGCAGTTGTCTATATTGCTATATCCAAACGGGTTAGAATTATCGTCAGCAGGTTCAGCCAAGTACAATTCTTTAAATACATATTCGGGTAAATCTCGTTTTGCCTGTTCAACTTCCTCAGCTTGAAGTATTCCCTCTTTGACTGCATCATAAGCCGTAATCTTAAAATACTCCATATTAGGGTCACCGCTCTTAGCTCGTTCCCCTATCTTATAGAACCAATTCTTTTTACCCTTGACGTTTCCGATTAGTTTACACTTCGCTTGAGTTGCCGTTAATGTAGAACGCAATGCAAACCATGATTCCTCTCTTGCTCGACTCGCCTCATCAAATACCGCAGCGTATACGTCATCCCCATAAAGGTTATCGGGTTTCTCTGCTGATTTAAATTCTATCCTTGAGCCTATCGGTGTAGTTAGTACCAATTTGCTCTCGTTTGAATTAAAGAAGTCGGGTATATTAACCTGGTTCTTCATACGCCTAAATGCAATCTCAGCCTGTTGGTATACAGGAGCAACCCACCATACCGCCTGATTAGGTTTTAGTAGTAGTGCTTGTTCAAATAACCATATAATATGCGAAGCCGTTTTTCCCGTCTTAGTAGACGCTGCCGTAATAGTATAACGTGCAGGACTATCTAAGATAGCCGTTTGGTAACTTGTTAGCTTCGGTCTTGTATAATTAATGTCCATTGACTACGCTCTGTAATACTTCAAACCTTGCATGGTTAATCGCTGCGATATTATGGTAGACATCACAGTAGGCATGGTTAATTAAACCTACGTCTTTACTCTTGTCACTCTCTATTAGTTTCGTGAGTGGTGTAGTCCAATCGTTTCCCTCCACAAAGAAAACGCCTAAGTTACTTCGGTGGTTTGTGTATGGTTCTACCGTGCTCACCAATATAGGCAATTTGTATGCTGCTGCTTCTACTATCTTCAGCTCTGATTTATAACGGTTGAATTTAGTGTTTGTAAGTGGTGCAAGTACAATGTCTATCTCAGAGTAATAAGTGCCATATATGTCCGCTCTCGTGCCTTCTCTTACTTCAAACCACTTAGGTCTGTTGTGAGGATACTCACCTGTAATTGCTCTCTCCATTTCTACCCATAGCTTAGAAGTTGGGTGATAGCCACACATTAGGAATCTGTATCCATATTTCTCGCATATTGGTTTAATCTGACCGCTTAAAAGTTTTAAATCTTCAAGGTGACTGATACCACCTACCCACCCAATTGTCTTCGGGTGTACAATTTCAGCGTTCCATTGTCTTTGGATTGTGTCTACTGCATTCGGTAGAATATAGACGTTCTTGTTAATCTCCTTAATCTTCTCTGCGAGTTGTGGAGTTGTACAGGTTACCGCATCAGCATAGTGTATCGCATCCTTTACGGCATTCTTAAGGTAAGCCTTATAGAACTTGTATGCAGGGTTGTATCGAGGTAGCACCCAGTAGT